TTCCATATCAGCACAAGTATAATCCTGATATTTACCTTTAAGATGTTCGGGGAAGTCGATGTATTCGATTTCCCCTTTTTCTTTTTCTGCAACTAATTCTGCAACTTCCTGAAAACTAATTGGAGTTCCAGTTCCCAAATCATAAATTCCTGATGATGAATTATTATTCAATACCACATCTACCACATCATTGACAAAAATAAAATCTCTTAGAAACTTATCAGATCCCCTGAAGAGTTTTAATTTACCAGTTTCACGAATTTGCTTTGTAAATTTTGAAACAGGACTTGCCTGATCTCCCTTATGGTCTTCCCCATCACCATAAACATTAAAGTATCTAAATCCTTGAATGCTTGAGAATTTATCTAGATTATCTTGAACAAAATAATCTATCTGCAATTTTGTAATTGCATAGTAATTTAATGGATTAATTATTTTTAAATTTTTTGTTTGATTCCCATATACTGATGCCGAAGAGGCATATTTTACTGGAATACCATATTGAATTGCTTTTTCAAATAAAAATAAAGTAAAGGCAACATTGTTGTGATGAAGAGTTTGAATGTTTTTTTCGGTTGTTGATGAGATTGCTCCTTGATGAAGTATTAATGATACTTCATTCCATTTATCAAAGTTACTAATGAAACTATATGCATCATTCTTTTCAACTTCTATTACTGGGCCATTTATTTTCTTTAGAAAATTTTTACCAATAAATCCCCGACTTCCTGTTAATATTATCATAAGAATAGTTTATTTTGCATTATACCATTTTTTTGGTTTTTAGTATACTTATAAATATTTTTATATAGTAGTAGTCTTTATAAATGGCACAACCATCTTCTAGGGCAGAGTTGAAAGAATACTGTCTCAAGCAACTAGGAAAGCCAGTTTTAGAAATCAATGTAGATGATGATCAGATTGATAATCTGATGGATGATGCTATTCAATATTTCCACGAAAGGCATTTTGATGGTATTGAAAGAGTATTTTTAAAGCATCAACTACAACCAGGAGAAAAGGATATATTACGATCCGGGAAGGATATAACTACTGCTTCTTCTTCAGTTGGTATTTCTACAGTGTCTTGGGAAGAATCAATTAATTTCTTAAAATTGCCAGATACCATTATTGGTGTTAACAGTGTATTTAAAGTTGACTCTAGTACTATTTCTAGTGGTTTGTTTAATATTAAATATCAAATCTTTTTGAATGATTTATATTATTATGGTGCATTAGATCTTTTGAATTATGCAATGGTAAAAACACATTTGGAAGATATTAGTAGAATCTTAACTCCAGATGTTCAATTAAGATTTAATAAAAAACAGCACAGATTGTATTTGGATATTGACTGGAAACAAGTTGATCCAGATACTTATATAGTTTTAGATTGCTATAGAATTGTAGATCCTGCAGATTTCCCCAAAATCTATAATGACTTTTGGTTGAAGAGATATCTCACTGCACTCATTAAACGACAGTGGGGACAAAATATGATTAAATTCAATGGAGTTCAACTTCCTGGGGGTATTACATTGAACGGAAGACAACTGTATGAAGATGCAATTAGAGAGTTAGAAGATATAGAACAAAAACTCAAGTCAGAGTATGAAATGCCACCTTTAGATCTTATAGGTTGATATGTCTCCATTAAATCCATATTTTTTACAAGGTTCTCCAAGCGAGCAAAGACTCGTTCAGGATTTAATTAATGAGCAGTTATCCATTTATGGGCAAGATGTTCTTTATATGCCAAGAAAGATTATCAATGAAAAAAAGATAATCAAAGAAATTATTGTTTCCAAGTTTGATGATAGTTTTAGACTTGAAGCATATATCTCAACATTCAATGGGTTCGGTGGAAACGGAGATATTCTTTCCAAGTTTGGAGTAAGAAGCACAGATGAGATAACTTTTATTATTTCAAAAGAAAGATACGAAGATTTCATTACTCCTAAATTGGGTTTATTTAGAGATCCAAATGTTAAATTAAAAAATAGACCTGAAGAGGGAGATTTAATTTATCTTCCTCTAGATAATGCATTGTTTGAAATAAAATACGTAGAGTTAAAAACTCCATTCTATCAACTTAATAATCTTTATACTTATGAATTAAGATGTGAACTCTTTGAGTATGAAGATGAAATTATTGATACTGGAATTGATGATGTTGATGAAAATGTAAAGGACTTTGGTTATATTGCAACTATCCAGATGGTTGGTGCTGCTGCTTCTACAGCAGTATTAAGAACTACATTAGCATCCTCATTAGCACCAGGAGTTCCAGCAAACTCTGTCAATTCTATTGATATTTTGAATGGTGGTAGTGGATATAAATCAGCACCAATAGTGGATATTGATAGTCCAGTTGGTGGTGGTGTTACCGCAAAAGCAATAGCAATACTTGATCGTGGATCTATAAGTAGAATTCTAGTTACAAATCCTGGCATAGGATATATTACTCCACCAAGGGTTAAAATAAAGTCAAACTCATCTAGTGGTTCTGGTGGAATAGCAACTGCAATACTAAAAACTGGATCATTGGGTCCTATAGAGATTGTTTCCGGTGGTGTTGGATATTCTACTTCACCAATAATAACAATTGCTCCTCCAAATATATTCAACTATCCACAATCATATGTGGCAAAAGCAGAGGCAATCGTAAATTCTTCTGGATCAATTTCTTCAGTAAGATTTACAAACGCTGGTATTGGTTATGGAATAACACCAGCAATTGAAATTACTTCTCCTATTGGAATTTCCACTGGAGATTATGAATTTAATGAGGTTGTTAGAGGTGTTTCCACAGGAACTAGTGCGTATGTTAAGGATTGGAATTATGATACTAGAATACTAAAAGTATCTATAATTAATGGCAATTTTGCACTTGGAGAAACTATAGTCGGAGCAGCAGCAAGTTATAAAGTTCTTTCAGTAGAGACTGATAACATATATGACAATTATGCCGAGAATAAATCTATTCAGGAAGAAGCAAGTACAATTATAGATTTCTCCGAAAGTAATCCATTTGGTACTTTCTAAATAGTAAATAAACGTTACGTAAAATGCTTGGAACTTATTATTATCACGAAATTATTAGAAGAACCATAATATCTTTTGGTACTCTTTTTAATAATATTCATATAAAGCACGAAAATGAGAATGGTGATGATGTTAGTTTAATTAAGGTCCCAATTGCATATGGACCTGTGCAAAAATTCTTAGCAAGACTTGACGAAAAGCCAGACCTAAGGAAAAAGGTTGCAATTACATTACCAAGAATGTCATTTGAAATGACAACTATACAATATGATTCTTCTAGAAAAGTTTCCACAGTACAAACATTTCAAGCAAATAGAGATGGTGTTGGTCCCGTAAAAGTTTATATGCCTGCACCATATAATATTGGGATTCAACTTAGTATTATAAGTAAATATCAAGATGATATGCTTCAAATTATTGAGCAAATTCTTCCCTTTTTCCAACCACATTTTAATTTAAGTATTGATTTAGTGAATTCTATTGGAGAAAAAAGAGATATACCAATAGTTCTAGATGGAATTTCAATGAGTGATGATTATGAGGGTGATTTTTCCACCAGAAGAAGTTTAGTATATACTTTAAATTTTACTGCAAAAACATCTTTATTTGGACCAATATCAGATTCGTCAGATAGTCTAATTAAAAAAGTTCAAGTTGATTATTATACAAATACAGAAACAAGAAATGCATCAAGACAACTAAGATATACTGTTGAACCAAGAGCACTGAAAGATTATAATAATGATGAAACAACAGTATTAGCACAAGAAGTAAATGAGGCAATTACAGAATTTAATGTTTCTGATTCTTCGGCATTACAGGAAGAGACTTATATTATGGTAAATGAAGAATCAATGTATATTAAGAAAATTAATGGAAATAGACTGTCAGTATTAAGAGGTCAAGATAATACAGTTGCATCAATTCACGGAGAGGGAGATTCAATAAATCTAATTAATACTGCAGATAATGAATTAATTGAATATGGTGATGACTTTGGATTTGATGAAAATTATTTTGATTTTGGTGACGGAAGAGTATATAGCCCAAGAAAAGGTATTGATTTATGAAAAATGATTTTGACGCAATAAATGATTCTTTAGATATAGAAGCATCCCCAATTACAAAAGAAATTATTTCCGAACCATCTAGCATTGTTAAAAAATCCCCAAAGAAAGGAGAAGATGATCCAGATGCTGATTATGATTATACAAGAGGACAATTATATTCCCTGATTGAAAAGGGGCAGGAAGCAATAGATGGTATTCTGGAAATAGCACAACAATCAGATTCGCCTAGAGCATTTGAGGTTGCAGGCCAGTTAATTAAAAATGTTGCAGATACAACAGATAAGTTATTAGACCTTCAACAAAAAATGAAGAAGTTAAAAGAGGAGGATTCATCTGGACCTAAAAGTGTTACTAACAACAATACAATGTTCATTGGTTCTACGGCGGAATTGCAAAAACTTCTTAAGCAGAATCTGCAATCAGCAGAAGATTCTAAATAATTAGAGAACTTATTCTTAAGAATGAAAACTTTTTCACAATTTCTTCTAGAAGCAACTGACCCAAAGGGACCTATCAAAAAGTATATGTCCCCAGAGGAGATTGCGAAGAAGCATAAAATCTCTCTTGATACTTTAGAACCAGAATTAAAAAAGGGAATTAAAATAGAGAGTGAGCATACTGGAGATAAGAGAATGGCAAGAATGATTGCCCTTCAGCATCTGGAAGAACTTCCAGACTATTATACAAGATTAAAAAAGGCAGAGAAAGTTAATGAAGAAACGAAAAGTGGTGATTCTTCTTTGCGTGACTGGTTTACTAAGAGTCGTGCTTCTGATGGCACCCCTGGTTGGGTTCAACTGGGTGGTAAATATGCAGGAAAACCCTGTGCCAAGCAACCAGGACAAACCACAAAACCAAAGTGTGGTTCCAGTAAAATGAAGGCAGCACTCTCCGATGATGAGGAGCAGAAAGCATTTGAACGTAAGAATCGTCAGGACCCAAATCCAGACAGAGAAGGTAAGGCAAAGATGGTTGCCACAGAAGAGAAAGATGCTTGCTATTCAAAGGTAAAGTCTCGTTATAAGGTTTGGCCTTCTGCTTATGCATCTGGTGCTTTGGTTAAGTGCCGCAAAGTTGGTGCAAAGAACTGGGGCAATAAATCAGAATCTTATGATTACTCCAACTGGAGAGAAGAATTCAAAGCAACAGAATATGAGTTCTTTGATGTTATTACACCAGAACCACTTAAGTCATCTGTATCTGAGAACTATACAAGAGTGCAGTCTCGTGGCACGACTTATAGTATCGTGCTAAACTGGAGAGGTAAGTACCTGGGAGTTCAGATGTTCTTCCCACAATTCACAAGACCATCTAAGGAACAAGTGTCTTTTGAAGTACGTAAACTGTATCCAGGTGCTATGGTTTTATCTTTCAACCCAGCAGTTAAAGACCCAACAAAACCTTTATTGTTTACTGGAGAAATAAATGGATCCAAATAAAATTGTTCTTGAAAATTTAACCAAGAACTTCGAGTACGAAAAAATCGCAAGAGAAATTGATGCTTGCGATGATGTAGACGACCTCAGAAATATCGCAAAATCATACGTAAAACTTCATTTAAAATATCAGGAAACACTAGCAGGTTTGAATTTTAATAGTTTATGACTGAAAAACATTATAAGGGGAATCCCAATCTAAAGGCAGAAAATGTCGAGATTGAATTCACATCTGAACAAATTCAAGAATACTTAAGATGTAAAAGTGATCCAGTTTACTTTGCAATGAACTACGTCAAGATTGTTTCTCTTGATGAAGGTTTGATTCCCTTTGAAATGTATGACTTCCAGAAGGAACTCATTTCAAACTTCCACAATAATCGTTTTAATATTGCTAAACTCCCAAGACAGACAGGTAAATCCACAACTGTGGTTTCCTATCTACTTCACTATGCTTTGTTTAATGATAACATAAGAATCGCAATCCTTGCAAACAAAGCAGAGACTGCAAGAGAACTTTTAGGAAGACTGCAACTTTCTTATGAAAACTTACCTAAATGGTTGCAGCAAGGTGTTGGTTCTTGGAACAAAGGTTCACTAGAACTTGAGAACGGTAGTAAAATTGTAGCAGCATCTACCTCGTCATCCGCTGTCCGAGGAAACTCATTCAACATCATCTTCTTGGACGAATTTGCGTTCATCCCAAACCACATTGCAGAACAGTTCTTCAGTTCTGTATATCCTACTATTTCTTCTGGTAAATCAACCAAAGTCATTATCATTTCAACCCCCAACGGGATGAATATGTTCTACAAACTCTGGCACGATGCTGAGAGGGGTAGGAATGGTTATATTCCATTAGAAGTTCACTGGAGTGCTGTTCCTGGCAGAGATGCTGCCTGGAAAGAAGAGACTATCAGGAACACTTCTGAACGTCAGTTCACCCAAGAGTTTGAATGCGAATTCCTTGGTTCTGTTGATACTCTAATTGCTCCATCAAAACTTCGTTCAATGGTCTATGAAGATCCATTAACTTCAAACAAAGGTCTTGATGTCTACGAGCATCCAGAGAAAGACCATACTTATATGATGACAGTTGACGTTGCTAGAGGAACAGGAAAAGATTACTCTGCATTTGTTGTAGTTGATATTACAACATTCCCATATAAACTTGTGGCAAAATATAGGGATAATGATATAAAGCCAATTTTATTTCCTTCAATTATTGATAAAGTAGGAAGAGCATACAATTACTCTTTTATTCTTGTTGAAGTAAATGATATTGGTGAGCAAGTATCTAATATGCTTCATTTTGATTTGGAATATAGTAATCTTTTGATGTGTGCGATGAGAGGTCGTGCGGGTCAGTTAGTTGGTCAGGGATTCTCTGGAAAGAAATCTCAACTTGGGGTGAAGATGTCTAAGAATGTTAAGAAGGTTGGATGCTCTAACTTAAAAACAATTATTGAAGATGATAAGATAATAATAAAAGACTATGATGTTATTAGTGAATTAACGACTTTCATTCAACGCAATCAGTCATTTGAAGCAGAAGATGGTTGTAATGATGACTTGGCAATGTGTTTGGTTATCTTATCTTGGTTAATTGTCCAACCTTATTTTAAGGAGATGACAGACAATGATATTCGTAAAAGAATTTACGATGAACAAAAAAATCAAATTGAACAAGATATGTCACCCTTTGGTTTTATTTCTGATGGATTAACTGATATGGAAAACACGTTTGTGGATAAAGACGGAGATAGATGGTATACAGATGAATACGGTGATATGTCATATATGTGGGATTACAGATAATGGATATAGAAGAACAATTTGAAAGAGAATACTTATTTTTAACAGAAAGAACTTGTAGGGTTTGTAAAGAGACCAAAGACCTTATTGATGGATTCTATTTGACACGTAAAGGCAGGGGAAGCATCCCATCTGCTTATTCTTATGAATGTAAGGTATGTACCATAAAAAGAATACAAGAAAGTAGAAAAATATCTCAAAAAATATTGGATAAATGGGAATATCCTGACTGGTAATTTGTTCACTGGGGATTTCCCCAACTTAAAGAGTGCAAATTATAAATATTATTAGACAAAATAGACTTCTTCAGAGGTAAACAGATGGCGGTAAATTTAGTATCCCCTGGGGTAAATGTGAGAGAAGTTGACTTGACTATCGGTGGCATTTCCCAGGCCGCTCAGCAAGTCGGTGCATTTTGTGGTCCATTTGAAAAGGGTCCAGTAAATCAACCAGTTTTAGTTGAAACAGAACAAGACTTACTAAAATATTTTGGAAAGCCACAGTCTGCTGACGGACAAAATGAGTATTGGTTAGTAGCTTCATCATATTTGTCATATGGTGGTGTTCTAAGAGTAGTAAGAACTAATTCTAGTTCTGCAACTCTTCTAAATACTGCTCATGTTGGAGTTGCAGGAACAGTATCTAATTTTAGAATTGAAAATAAAGAAGATTATCTTACAAACTATGCCGATGACACTAACTGGTATTTTGCAGCAAAAGAACCAGGAAGTTGGGCAAATAATTTAAAAGTATGCATGATTGATAATGCTGCTGACCAAATCATCAGTGGAATTAATACTCAATTCTCCACTATAATTGGATTAGCAACAGCATTTTCCGTTTCAAACGTAACTGTAGGAATTAATACCACTATTATTTCTGGTATTAATACTTCAGGAATAACTTTGGAAACTCTGGTCCAAACTGATACTCCTAGCAACGGAATTCAAGAAAGAACCGCAATTATCAGTATTAGTGGTGCCAATGGTGGAACAATTGTTCTAGAGGAACCTTCAACAAATACCTCACCTTTAACAACAACTTTAAGATTTGGTTCACAGACAACATATGAATCACCAAATCAAATCCAAGTGGGTTATGCAGTAACACAAAGATTAAACAAAACTGGTGTTGAGGGATCTACTGTTGTTACATATGATGGATTTTTAAGAGGATTGGTTACTGAAGTAGGTGTTGATCAAATAAGTGTTAGAATCACAGATAGGGTTAATTCTTCTGGAGTGTCAACTCCAGTAGAGTACAAAAATCCAGGTTCATCCACTGGTTTAAATGCATCATCATTTGATACATTTAGTGAAACCAACTATTATATCTCCTCATCTGGTGGTTCACCAGTACAATATAGTCTTGCAAATTCAACTATCTTGGATTGGTATGATCAACAGACATTGGGACTTTCCAATAATACAGTATATTGGAGAAACATTGCATCTAAACCAGGCACATCTCAGTATGCAGCAGAAAGAAACTCTAAGTATGATGAAATCAACATAGTTGTTGTTGATGATACGGGATCAGTAACAGGAATTAGTGGAAATATATTGGAGAAATTTATTGGTTTATCCAAAGCAATTGATGCTAGAATTTCCCCATCAGAATCAGTATATTATAAAACATATATTGAAAATAGATCAAATTATATTTACTCTGGTGCAAACCACACAGGAACAGCATCAAATATTATTCCACAAACTGGCACTATTGATACATTTGCACTTACATCTGGAAGTTGGTCATCCGATGCACAAAATACAATATTTAATTCGATAGGAAGAAAGGCATATGCATTATCTGCTGGATCTGATTACAGTGGTACAAATGGAGTTGGTGGATTCTCAGTAACTACTTCTGAAGTAATCTCTTCATATGATGTATTCACAAATCCAGCAGAATATGAGATTAATTACATAATTGGTGGTCCTTCTGCATCATCTTTATATGAATCAC